ATCATTATCTCCTTTATATAATCCACCAATATAATCCATCCACCCATCAAGAGTTCTTATCACATCATAATCATAATCAACATAAAATTCAAGTGATAATTGTTGATCAAAAATTCTTCTATAAGGTATCTTCTCTGATACACCCTGATAATCAGTTGTTACATCATGAGTCGCAAGAGATGATCCAGGCAGACTTGCGCTGGAACATAGAAGAGAAAGATTTCCCAGTTTCAAGTCGGTCATTTCCTCCTCTTTCCTCAAGTATTTTTTAACCTTTCGTGGTAGGTTAATTTTTGCTTGGAAAATATTTGTCTGTGAGAGATGGAGAAGTTTTTGTCTTTTTGCAGCATCTACAACTGCTTTAAAATAGCCACCCTTCTTTTTCTTCTTGCCCATCTAAATATATGGTGTGTGATATACTATATAGATGCCTCGTGACTCAAAATACCATCAGGGCAGATTTCATCCACAAAATCCTCTTAAATATCTAGGGGATTCCAACAACATCATCTATAGAAGTAGTTGGGAGTTGAAATTTCTCCAATGGTGTGATAGAAATGATAATATTCTTGAGTATGCCTCTGAAGAGTTCAGTATACCATATGTGTCTCCACTGGATAATAGAGTCCACAGGTATTATCCTGATGGATTTGTGAAGATAAGACACTCAAATGGTGAAGTGAAAAGATATGTGGTTGAAATTAAACCAAAGAGGCAGACTGTTGAACCAAAGAAACCAAGCAGGGTGACTAAAACCTATATTAATGAAGTGAAGACATATGCTGTAAATCAAGCAAAATGGAAGTATGCTGCTGAATTCTGTAAAGATAATAGTATTGAATTTAAAGTTCTCACAGAGGATGATTTAGGTATCAAGTCTTATGGACAAAGAACAAGAAGAGTATCTAAAAAGCGACAACCAAAGAACCGCAAATCTAATTGATGATCTTGCTGGAGTCAGAGATGTTGATGATTTGATGTTAGGAATCACAGAAGTTCTTACTGAAACTGAAATAATTCCTGATGCTGGTAGATACTATACTTTCATCTATGCTCCCAAGACACCAAGAATTGAATATGATCAATTTCCTCTAATTGCTTGTGCAGAGATATTTCAATGGGGATTCAGAGGTTACAACTATCATTGGGGATTTCAACCTAGAAACTACACTTGGAATGAGGTAGTTGGTAGTTTGCATCTTGTTTATCCAAGAGAAGTAGAGGACTTAAGATCCATTCCATATCAAAACTTCAAGATAAATAACTAAAAGCATCCATAAAATGAGTTTTAACGACAAAATAAATGGATTTCTGAAGAAGGATAAATTCTCATGGAATGGAAGATTTCTTCTGAAAAAAGATAAGAACCCCAAAAAACCTGGAGGGGTGTCGAAGGATGCTGAAAAAATTTATGTAAATTTAAATCCAGTATCTGGAGAATATCTTGTAAGTAGTGATACAAGAGCAATTTATAAATTTAATGGAGTAAAAGATAAAATTGAAATATTGAATGATGATCAATATAAAAGTTTTTTTAAAAGTAAAGAACTAAAAGATAATTTTAGTAAAGTTCATAATAAAACCAGAAAGGCAATCTTAAAGATATCTAGACAACAAGAGATTGATGAAGGTATAGATCCAAATAATCCTTCTAGCAGAACTTATTATCTTGGAACTAGAAAGGCTTTTAGATCCTTTGCAAATAGATTTATTGAAATTAATAATGGAGAGAAAAAAGATAAACCTGTAAAGAAAAATACCAAAGGTGGTGGTAAAGGTGGATCTGGTGGTGGAAATAAAAATAATGGAAATGGTAAAAATTCCAATGATTTTCAATTAACCTTCAAATCAAAACAAAATATACCTGAACCTACAAAAAATCCTGGTATCTACAGATATCCAAATTATTATCTTGGTGACTTGGGGTATGATTATATTATGTTTGAACCTCATGAGTATGTCCCTTCAGTAAAGGCAAAAGCAAAAGGTCAATTTGGTGCATCCACTGGTGAAGTAATTGTGCTTCCTATGGTTCCTGGTCTTCAATCCACCAACTCTACTGACTGGGGTGATGATAGAGCAAACCTCATCCAACAGATGATGGGTGTTATGGCTAATAACTTTATTTTAGAATCATCAGACCCTTCTCGTGAAATTACTACTAACATTGGTAAAGCCTTAAGTGGTTTCATGGGAGAATTGGGTACAGGGATTGATACTATAATGCAAGATGAAAATTTAAGACAGAATGCTGCTGCTTATTTTGCAGGTCAAGCAGCAGGTGTGAATATGCTTGGAAGAACTACTGGTAACGTAATTAATCCCAATCTTGAACTCCTCTTCAAAGGTCCAAGATTGAGACAATTTAATTTCACCTTCCCAATGACTCCAAGGACAAAGGATGAATCAGAAACTATCAGAAAAATTTGTAGGATCTTCAAACAGAGAATGTCTGCAAGAAGGTCTAATACTGGTTTATTTCTACAGACACCTTACATCTTCAAATTGAGGTATGTGTTAAATGATAAGACAAATAAGGACCATAAGTACTTAAATAAATTCAAACCTTGTGCTTTGACCAACTTTAGTGTGAATTATACACCTGATGGTAACTATGCAACCTTACATAATGGAAGTATGACCAAGTATACTATTGCAATGTCTTTTGGAGAGATTGAAACAATTTATGCAGATGATTATGATTCAGGAAAACAAGGAGACATGGGATTCTAAAAAATGGCTATCACTAATTACTTTGAATATCTACCAAATTTTGAATATGTTGCTAGAGGTGGAGATCAATATATCTCCAATTACACCACAGTCAAGAACTTATTCAAAAGAGCAAAGATAAATGAGGAAATTTACCAAGATTTAAACTTTTTCACAAAGTATAAAATTATTGGTGATAAAAGACCTGATCAAGTTGCTTATGAATTATATCAGGAAGAAAAACTTGATTGGTTAGTTATGTTGACCAACAATATAATGAATCTTCAGACTGAATGGCCTATGGATAACATTTCTTTCTACAACTATGTTATCAGAAAATATGGGTCTGAAGAGAATTTAAGTAAAGTTCATCATTATGTGAGCAAAGAGGTAAGAGACTCTGAAGATAATTTACTAATAAAAGCAGGAATTAGAGTGCCCTCTGATTTTTTTATTATTTATTTTGATGATGGACTTGCAACATCACAAGTTAGAACTAATATTGCTTCAGAAATTACTAACTATGAATATGAAGTAAAACTCAATGAAGAGAAAAGAGAAATCTTTATTTTAAAACCTGAATATATTTCTACTGTTATTAGAGAATTAAAGGATGCAATGAGAATTAAGCAATGTACAACTCAATTCCAAAACTTTAATACTAGTAGGGGCGAGAACATCATCATGTTCTCTTAAAAAAAAAAAGTAATAGGGGCAAAATTTTCCTGGAGAATTTTTTGCCCCTTTTTTGGATTTAAAAGTTGATTTTCAAATCAACTGTCTGCCAACTTACTGAAGTATGCCATGGGATCATCATCCTCATCCACAGAAGATGTGGATTCAGGTGCTGACTTGGATGCTTTGTAACTGTCTTCCAGTTTCTGCATCACTTCCTCCTCACTGACCCTCTTGGTCTCTTGAGTAGCATAGTTATCATACTCTGTCTCCTGTGCTTCTTGACGAGCTTGTGCTTTATTGCCCAGAACATAATCAAGACGCTTCTTCAAGTCATCATAGGACTTGAACTGGTCATCAGCAGTGAAAGCAGTCAATGAATGCTGCTGCTTCCAGATACCCTCAAGAGCATCATCATCATCCAGAAGAGCAGAGGGACGATCAAACTCTGAAGAGTCATAGTTCCAGTAACCTGCAACCTTCTTCAGTTTCAGTTTGAAGTTAGCACCCTGCCAGAAGTCAAAAGGATTGATAGGTGTCTCATCCTCAAACTCTGGTTGCATTGCCTCCATAATCTTATCAAAGATTTTCTTGCCAAACTTGTACAGGAAGACTTTACCCTCATTTTGTGGGTTTGCCTTGTCCTGCACAACATAGATGTTGGCATAGAAGGATAGTTTGCGCTTCTGCTTACGAACAATTTCTTTGTTTGCCTCACTCCCACTGTTCCACAACTCACGATTGAGTTCACCAACAGGGTCTTTGCCACCAATAGTGGTCAAAGAGTTTTCAATATACCATCCACCAGGACCCTGGAATGCATGGGAGAAAAGTTTGACCCAAGGAAGATCTTCTCCTTCAGGTGCAGGAAGGAAACGAATTACAGCATAACCATTACCAGTCTTATCCATTTCTGGTTTCCACAGGCGGTCATCAGCACCACCACCAGTATTATTCTGCTTCTCCACTTCCTTGACCAGTTTAGAGGTCAGAGAACCAAGAGAAGATTGCTTCTTAAGATCTTTAAAAGACATTTTTAACTCCGTATTGTGTG